TGCGCGGATCGAGGCCGCTGGCATCAACGTCTAGTCCATCCTCCTCTGTAACCGGCTCTCTCACTCCTGGGGGAGCCGGCTCAGAGTGGGATGGATGAGTGGATGGAATGGAGGAACTATGAAAAAGGTGCTGAGCTTCCCCGCGATTGCCTTCGAGATCATGCCCAAGGCCACGGATCTATGCATCATGCGGACGCACGTCCTGATGGGCGGAGAGTCGTACCGCATGACCCGCAAGGACGCTGCCGCCTACATCAAGGCGCTTCGGTCGAACCTGAAGAAGCTCCACGCGGAGCGCGAAGCCGCCGTCTTCGGCGGGTAGGGGGAGGCCATGAACGACGCTGAATTGATCGCGGCTGCCGCCATCGTCAATGCTTGGACGGTGGAAGTCACGGAAGCGAACCGCCAGCGCGAACGCCAGGGGAACGCGCTGGCCTACGACGGGCTCCCGCCCGAGGCGTGGAAGTACATCGAAGCACTGAAGGCCGGGCTGTCCCTGCGCGGAACGGTTCCGACGAGCGCATAAGGAGGATTCTATGGCTATGAAGATCCCGCCCCCTCCGCCGAAGCGGAAGGACATGGAGACCCTGGTTAAGGTCTGGGAAAAGGTCCCGGTCGGAACCCGCGTCAGGTACATCCAGGACGACGGCTCCGAGATCTTGACCAACACGCGCTCCGCGCCCTTCCTGATGGGCGGGCACAGCGCCATGATCCAACTCGAGGGCATGGCCGGGAGCTTCGCTCTGTGGCGTGTCCGGGAAGCCTAGAAGTACCAGTCAATGACCGGAGGAGATATGAGCTACCAGGACGTGCGACACCACTACGAGGATCCACCCGACGAGGCCGACATGAAGGCCAAGGAGCTGGCCGACGCGAAGGCTTGGTTCAAGGAGCTGATGGGTATCAGCGTGGACGACCTCGGGGAGTACGGGCTCCAGAAGAAATACACCGATGGGCTCGGGAACTGGAGCGAGTGGGAAACCGTCGCCCTCTTCAGGTACGTCACGGACGCCAAGTTGTACGCCCGCCACGTCCAGTCGTACCAGCACGAGGAGGCCCCAATTGACCAGTGTCAGGTGCGTGTCGTCTTCAGGGGCCAGGAAGTCCCGATTTCGTAGATCTGACATATGAAGAAACGCACTTGGTACTGCATGGGCGGCGGAACGGTAGGCACATCCTGGATCCATACCAAGATCGAGGTTGAGGCCGTCAAGCAGCCGAAATGCCCGAGCTGCGGGATGGCAATGGTCTATCCGGGCTACTACCAGGACCTGAAACGCAAGGGAAAGGGCCGTAAGTGAGCGACAGACTGGAATGCACGAAAGAGCGCCCCTACCAGAGGACCGAGGGCGGGCGCTGGATTCACCCCGAGGCCGTCCCAGCCAATCCAACGTGCGATTGCTGCGAGAGGTACACGTGCCCGTTCTGCGGGCTTACCTTCACGGTGCAGTTGCCCGAGTAGGGGCACGAATCAAGCATTAGGAGAATAGACGTGCTGCGCTGGTGGGTACGCTGGTTCCTCCCGTTCGAGATCGTCGTCCGATACGTGGCTGGCATCCTGTCGTCAGGAAGCCGCGTCTGGGAGAACGACGATTGGAAGCTCACGCTTGAGAGGAAGTACCACGGAGAAACGTGCTTCTGTAGCCCGTGCCAGCGCGGTAGGCGCAAAACGGGGCTTGACGATGCCACCTAATGCAGCACGAATCACTGAGAAGCTTATGACGCCGAACGGTTGCGAGGTCTGTGGTCACGAATGCCATTGCGGTAAGGCGTGCCCCGAGAAATGTGCAAGCGCCCCGGGGAAGGTTGTCCTGTGTCGCTGCGGGCTTTGCTGGCACGAGAAGAAGACATAGATCAGGTAAACGGACTAGGAGAAAGACCAATGAAGGTCGAATACAGCAGCAACAACAGCGGCGGCGCGTGGTGGCTGAAAGACGAAGACTGGAAGGCACTCGAAGCGGCCGGCTGGAAGGTTGTCTGGGGTGGGATGTACTTCTGCCCGCGAGAGGGCGAGAAGGAGTCGGTGTGGAATCAGCGCCAGCGCCCGCGCTACCCGTTCGAATGCGTGAAAGCCATGAGCAAGTACGACGAGGTTCACGGGCTCCCGCCGTCCTGTCAAGGGCACCCTCAGTTCCTCCGGTACGAGGACATGACCGAGGCTGACCGCTACCTAGGGGCCATGGCGAAGTACGCGACCCTCGAATGCGAGACGCCCGGGGATGCCATGCGCTCTTTCGAGAAGGTCACTGGCCAGAAGGTCACGGACGAGGGTTGCGGCTGCTGTGGAGCCCCGCATTCGTTCTCTTGGGAAGGCGGGTTCGCCAGCGGCGAGGACTGCCTTCAGTACCTTCACCCCGGAAAGAAGATACCCAAGAGCCTTCGTGAAGCCGTCGAGTCGAATGACTAGAAGAACTGGAGGGTGACTATGTGCAACTGCAAGGCGTTTAAGGCTGGCGAGTGCCCCTGCGAGAAGGCCCGCCAACGTGAGTACCGCGAGTGGGCCCAGGCCGTCGAGATTTGGCTGGACCCCTGCGACTGCGACAAGTGCGAACCCTGGGGAGGCGTCTAAGAGAACTATGGCGAAAAGAGGGCGTCCGAAGTGGCATTGCGCGTGGTGTCGCCTCTGGTTGCCCCGTCAATGCAAATGGTTTGAGTGGTTTCGTTGAGGGTTCTATGTGCCCCGATTGCTACCGATGCCAGTTCTGCGACAAGGATTCCCTGGCGCGTCTTTGGCGTGAGGATCGCTGCCCATTATGTGGTGAGAAGTACGACGCGCAGCTCGCCCAAGACAGCGAGGAATGATCGGACCTACCGATGAGCGCCTATGACCCTTCCCCGTTACTGCGGACGCGCAGGGGCCGTGACGAGCGGCTTGCGGGGTTGGGCCATCGGCGCTCATGAAAGGATTGTTGAGTCTATTCCGATGGTCGCACGCGCAGCGGACGAGGCTTTGGCGGTACGCAGGAGTCGGGGCCGCAACCTAGAGACCGGGCTGTCTGATGCGGTGACGGTACCGGCGTCTCCTGTACGGGCCGGTGGGACGCGAGCGGCTGACCAGCGTGCGGCCTTCGGAGTAGACGGAATTGCTATATGACGAAACACAAGCGCCATTCCTGGGGAACCTGGACGCTCATGTTTGCCATCGAGCGTGGCCGGACCAAGGCGGAATACCAGCGCCCCTGCTTGAAGCCCCACTGCGATGCCTACCAAGCGACAAAGGAGATGCGCCCAGTGAAGCCTAAGGTTAAGCGGAATCGGTGATTGGATGACCCCCGTCTTGGAGATCCCGTCAGAGCAGCTCAAGCGCATCCCACTTGAGACGATCGTATTCCTGCTGGCGATCGGTCGCAAGAAGGAGGATCTCGTTGGCCTGAACATCGGGCTTCCGGTGAACGGGCTTCACGTCCGCATCAGCATCGAAACGGTCGACGCAGGGCGCGACCGAATCCTCGACTCGAGCTCACGGAGACGATAGCTTATGACGACCAGAATGGCACCCTTCCGGCAGGACATCCCGCACCGCGTCTGCACGAACCCAGACTGCAAACCTGAAGGGCGCCACTCGAAGGACTGCAAGCGCGTCGCCGGCGGGAAGCCTGGCGAGTTCGCGCCGAAGACGCCCTGGCAGGAGACCTGCTGCAAGCGGTGCCGGATGCGGAAGCACTACCTCAGCGTGCTCAAGCCCAGGCGCCTGGCTCAGAGAAAATCTGAGGAATCTACCCGTGAAAAACCGAATTCAATTGACGATTCACCGATGGCGTGATAGGATTTTCCCCACTTGAGGACCGTGAGTGTGAGCGCCAACGGGGAACGGAACGTCAATCGCGAGGCCGTCGTCGCCTCTCTGCCTCTGCTCGGGTCCTCAAGAAACACGCGCACGTCGCAAAAGAGCGGCGGCGACCTCGCGACCGACGCTCCGTAGTTCAGTCTCTTTGACAACCGGGACAAAGGCAGCGCGGTTCACAACCGCGATCCAAAGGGATTCCCTTGACGGAGTCGAGGGAAGAATTTTGGATCCCTTTGTGAAGGTTCGAATCCTTCCGGCCCAACCACCTCGGTTCCCCTGGCTCCGTATCGGGAAATTACCGATAGGAGTTTTTCCTACCCCCGCGCCGATGTAGTGTTACCGATCGGTTGAACCTTGGCGCTTTACAATCAGGGAGGGAATGCCTAATGCTGTCCCCAGTCGGCAGTGGCAGTGCCGCCGTTTCGTGGAGAGAGGGGACAGCGGAGTACCAGCGGACGTACTCAACTCTGCACCACAGACCAAGCACCAAGAAGCAGGTCGGGCAGATCCTCGGTAGGTTCGGAGTGTTCCTAGCGGGCCGCGTAGGGGTCGAAGCGCCAGTCAACTTGATCGGGCTCAGCGACCTCGAGCACTACCAAGCGCACGCCATCGAGACGGGGCTGACGCCAGCCACCGTGAACAAGCACCTACGGATCATCCGGGGATTCTTGCGATGGTGCTCGTTCCGTGGCTGGGCCAAGGAGAACCCCACGCGCGGCATGCGGCTCATACGCGAGAAGGTCGACGACCCGCGAACCCTGTCGAAGGACGAAGTCGAGGCCTTGGGCGCGTTCCTGCAAGGGGAAAGCGAGCTCCTGTACGACCTATTCCGTATCGGCCTTAACACAGGGGGTCGGTTGGGAGAAGTCCTCTGGCTCGAGAAGCGAGATGTAGACTTCCCCACTGGAACGATCCAGTTCCGCAACAGCGCCGAGCATCCGACGAAGGGCGGCTACTCAAGAGTGGTGCCCATCAACGCGAGTGCGAAGGCGGCGATCGAGCGGCGCCTGAAGGTCAGCGCACGCTGGCTCTTCGAGTCGCGTAGAGGCAAGCCGTACGACATCAGCACGGTCAGCGCCCGGTTCAGCGCGGCATGCGTCGCCGCTGGCCTGGACGGGGCGACGTTCCACGCGCTCAGACGCACGTTCGGAACGGCGATGGCGCAACGCGTGCAGCCGGCGCAGCTCATGAAGCTCATGGGGCACCGACACATCAACGTCACCATGCGCTACTACGTGAACCTGCAGCGATTCGAACACCCGCCCGTCCCCGTGCTCGACTAGCACGAGGGGGTGGCCCGCCTGCCTTTGTAGCAACCAGACCAACACAGTCTGTTTCCCCCTCTCTCCAGGTGTCAGGAAACCCCTCGCGCTTTGATCCGCCTGAAAGGCGGTGGGTGGGCCCGAGGCGGCGACCTGGCTCCTTAGGGACGGGCGGGGCGCGGGTTAGTCCAGCACCGACGCTCCGCCCGTCCCGGAAATCTTGCGAGAGAGAGGGTCGCGATACGTGCCCAGTTCTGGAGAGAGAAAGGAGAACCCTATGGCCACCAGAAAACTTGAAGCCGACAAACCGTTCGACCGTGCCCTCGCCTTCCTCGGCGCGGGTTCCACGAAGGGAGAGAGGTAGGGCGTGAGCACCGTGACGGGCAGCGAGAAGCCCTACCTCTCTCCGACCCAGCTCGACATGGCCGCAAAGTGCGGTCTGCAGTACGAGTACCGCTACGTCCACGGCCTGAGAATCGCCCCCGCCGTCGCGATGGTGATCGGTAAGGCTACCCACAAGAGCATTGAGAAGAACCTACGCGCGAAGCTCGAGACGAAGGCACTTCTCAAAGAGGCCGAAGTCACCGAGATGGCTGCCGAAGCCCTGAAGAACGAGTGGGCTGGCGAGGGCGTGACCCTTAGTGAGGACGAGGTCGCGCAGGGCGAGAAGAAGGTTCAAGGTTCAGCCGTCGACACCGCCGTCTCTCTCGCGCGCCTCCATCACAGGGTCCTCGCCCCAGCGATTCAGCCGACTCACCTTGAGCGCGAGGTCCAGGTCGAGATCAAAGGCTACCCGTTCGACCTGAAGGGCTTCATCGACATCATTGAGCCCGACGGGATCCGCGACACCAAGACCGCGTCCAAGGCCCCGAAGGGCGACGAGGCCGAGAACTCCACGCAGGGGAAGTTTTACAGCCTCGCCCGCACGGTGCTCGACGGGGCGCCGCCGGCCAAGTTCTCACTCGACTATCTGGTTAAGACCTCCGAGCCCAAGGCCATCACGGTCACCGCCCAGATGGACGAGGACGACCACCGCCGCCTCCTCCTGCGGGTGGCGAAGGTCGGGGAGATGATCCAGAAGGGCGTGTTCACGCCAGCCCCGCATGACGCCTGGTACTGCTCCGCGCGCTGGTGCGGCTACTGGAGCCGCTGCCCGTTCGGCGCGAAGCAGAGAGTTCAGGGATAGGAGACAGACCATGCCGCCCAAGGAGAAGCCTCAGCCTGAGCGCCCCGAGGTCCACCAGATGCCCGAGGACCACGACGAGCCCCAGCGGGCCGTCGGGTTCGAAGGCTCCACGGCACTCGCGCCCGTCGCGGCCGAGAACGTCGGCGCTCTTTCCGCGATCGCTAGGGACGAAGGCGAGCTGAAGGCCGGCGTCGTGATGGCCAAGAAGTTTCCGCGCAACGAACTGCTGTCCTACAACAAGCTCCTCAAGTCGTGCGAGCGGCCGGCGATGGCCGAGCGCGCGACCTACTGCTTCCCGCGTGGCGGGCAGGACATCGAAGGTCCGTCGGTCGACCTCGCCCGCGAGGCCGCCCGCCTCTGGGGGAACATTCGCTACGGCCTCCGGATCGTGAGCGAGACCGAGGACGCGATCCACATTCAGGGGGCCGCGTTCGACCTTGAGACCAACAACCTCGTCACCGCCGAAGACAAGTTCAAGAAGCTGGTCTTCCGCAAGACCCAGGGCTGGATCAAGCCCGACGAGCGTGATCTGCGGGAGCTGGTGAACCGTCGCGGCGCGATCCTCGTCCGCAACTGCCTCCTGCAAGTTCTCCCGCCTGACGCCATCGAGGACGCGGTCCTGAAGGCCAAGGAGACGCTGAAGAAGGCGGCCTCCGGCGAACTCAAGCAGGACCGCCAGAAGACCATCCGCTCCCTCGTGGCCGCGTTCGAGACGGTCGGAGTCACCGCTGAGATGCTGCAGGCCAAACTCGGCCACGACCTGCAGATCATCAACGAGGACGAGATCGCGACCTTGCGCGGGATCTTCAAGAGCCTCGTCGACAAGAACAGCCGTCGCGAGGAGCACTTCGATATCCCGAAGCCGAAGGGTGCGGAGACGGGCGCCATCGACCCGTCCCAACTCGGCCCCAAGGCCGAGGGGGCGAAGCAGGAGAAACCCAACGAGAAGAAGTAGGGAACGGCTCTGGGGTGAGGGGCGCGGGCGACCGGGAAGTTGTAGCGGACACGCCGCTCACCGGCCACGGGCCACCCGAGTATGCACGGGAGTTCCGTGCGGGGATGGAGAAGACCGTGGCCGGTGAGCTGGCTGTCGCGCGGGTAGGAGGACTGGCGACCATGGCGGATCCGCTGGACGTTTCGAGCGTGGGCCTGACGGGCGTTGACCGCCTCTGGGTCACTGAGGCTGGCACGATCCGGGGAGTCATTCACGGCCCGCTCGAGAACAAGTCCAACGCGAAGCAGATCGCCCGCGTCCATGGCCGCTTGATGATGTTCCAGGGGAAGCAGGTCAAGGACTACATCAGGCGGTTCGAGAGTGCCGTGGCCAGCAGCGCCGCCGGCCTCAAAATGCTGCCCGAAGGCGAGAAGCTCTACTTCAAGGCCGTCGTCTACCAGAAGAACCTCCTCCGCGACCTCGACTGCGAGCTCCTACCTGACCTCCTGCAGAAGTTCGGGCTCATCAAGAACGATCGCCAGGTGTGGCTCAAGCACTACGAGCGCTTCATCGACAAGGAGAACCCTCGCGTCGAGTTCGAGATCGGGGTGCTCGGTGCTTGACCCGAAGACGCATGTCCTCTCTTGCGACACCGAGGGATGTGCTTACACGGCGATTCTGCCGGATGGAGACCTCGAGATCCTGCCGCTCTTCTGGCGCTGGCTGTACGTCGGCGAGGAGCGGACAGACCTCGCCCTAAGGCGGGGACTCAAGGCGGCATGCCCGCTTTGCGTTGGAGCCATCGAGCACGCGCTTCACGACAGGCAGCAGCGATGACGGGGAGAGAGGGGTAGACGGTGGCCAAGCGGAAGAAGGTTTGGATGGTGCAAGTAGACCCGCGCCTCATCGACGAGCCGAAGTTCAAGCGCTTCGCTCGGATGGTGAAGGAGGACGTTCTCGCGCTGGATAACCTCTACGAGCACGCCGCCTACGGTCTGCTAGTGCGACTCTGGGGTGCCGTCATGACCTATGACGACACGGGCAAGCTCGACCCGGCACCGGAGGACGTGGCCGAGAAGGTCGACTGGCACGGCCCCCCGCCCGAGAGACTGATCGCTGCCCTGCTCGACTGCGGGAAGAACAGCGTCGAGCCGAACAAGCCTGGCTTCATCGTCAAGACGGAAAACGGCTACGAGGTCTACAAGTGGGCCGAGTGGCAGAACGACCCGGCCGGCAAGCGCGAGCGCTGGGCCGAAGCGAAGCGTAGGGCGAAGACGCCGCAGCCCACCCCTCCCCCGCCATCAAAGGAAATCGACGCGCGAGGCGAGTCGGTGCGCCAGATCCTGCAGGCCATGAAGCAGGCCAACACGCCTGGCGGGAAGGCCATGAAGGAGGAGTACGTCGCCGCTTGGTGCGCCCGCCCTGGCATCGGGGCCAAGAAGGTTCTCGAGCTCCTATGGTCGCCCGAAGCCAAGGGCCAGAACATCTTCTGGCTGGACTCGCAGCTCGGCGGCAAGCCCCTCCAGGGCGGAGCGAAGGGTGGCGCTGGCGTCGTCGGCGCCATGAAGGACTGGGTCGACAAGGGCATGCCGGCTCAAGGAGGGGGGAAATAGCCATGGACCGCGCCTCACTCATGCGTTCGCTCCAGCCTGTCTACGTGCTGCAGCACTTCCAACCCGAGGAAGTCGCGCCGTACGCCGAGGTCATCCACCAGTCCTGCGGCTGGATGGACGCCAGCCGCTTCGATCTTGTCTGCAAGGCCTTGGTCGCCGAGATCAAGACGAACGTCCGCCTGAAGCCAGCCCACTTCATTGTGAAGTACAAGGAACTCGCCGCGCGGAACGGCTGGGACAAGCAATCGGATTCCCGCTGCACCGCCTGCGCGGGTCAGCACTTCGTCTACGTCTGGGTTCGCGACGAGCAGGGGCGCGAGTACCGCGCCATGAAGGGCTGCGCTCGCTGCAACGAGGGGATGTCTAATCTCAAGCCCGGGCTTGTCGAGATCCCTGAGCCTGCCGAGCGGCGCCCGAAGATCGCGGACCTGAAGCTCCGCCCGAGCCACGCGAAGATCCTCTGGCGGATCGCGGAGAATGCCGGATTCGATCTGCCCGACGAACTCTGGGAGAAGATTGGGCACTTCGCCGCGCTGCCAGAACCCATCGAGTCGATTGAGCGCGGCCAGCTCACCATGGCCGATGAGGCCGAGCGCCGTCGTAAGGCCGAGGAACTCGCCGCCAAGCTGAGGGCCGCATACGCTGGCGTACGTACGCCTGGGGAAGCGTCGGACGACCCGGAGCCGCCACAGGCGGCGCCTGAGCCCGCAGCAAGCGTACGTACGCCTCCTATCCACACCCCGACCAAGGTTGCCTCCCCCATCCGGAAGATCAGCGCGGAAGAGGCCGCGCAGACGGACATGCCTTTCTGAGGAGAACCCTGTGAAGATCGAACCGCTCCACGACCAAGTCGCGATCAAGAAGGACGAGGCTGGCCCGAGGACCGCCGGCGGCCTCTACATCCCCCCCTCGGCCCAAGAGAAGGCGGTCACCGGCGAAGTCATCGCCGTAGGCCCTGGCCGCATCACGGAGACTGGGCAGCACGTCCCGATGCAGGTCAAGGTCGGCGACCGCGTCCTCTTCGGCGCCTACGTCGGCCTCGAGATGGAGGTCGACAAGCACAAGGTCTTCATCGTCGAGGAGCGGAATCTCCTCGCGAAGGTGGCGAGGTAGGTCGTGAGCGCATTTTCGGACACGGCGCTTGCTGACCTTGCGGTACGCGGGTCGACGAATGAGCGACTCCTGGCGAAGGAGTTGATTGAGGTTAGGCTAGGTCTGCAGACCAGCCTCCGCGACCACTTCGCCGGCCTCGCCATGCAGGGGCACTGCGCGGATTCCGGCCTCGAGCTGGACATCGTCCAAGGTGCCAAGCTCGCCTATCGGATCGCGGACGCGATGCTCGCCGCGCGGGGGATGACGAGCGAGGAGCTCTCGCAGTGAAAGCCCTCACCGTCTACCGTCCTTGGTCCCTCTTCATCGCCTACGGGGACAAACGGGTCGAGAACCGTAGCTGGAGACCGCCGGCCCACGTCCTCGGGAAGCGCGTCGCCATTCACTCGGGAAAGCACTTCGACGAATACCCGGTGGAGCTGGCGGAGGAGCTCGGCCTGATCGCCGACATGCTCCACGCCAAGGAACTCCCGACTGGGATTGTGGCGACCGCCATCGTTTCGGGCTGCGCCGAGAGGATGCTCCACGTCCCCGTCGACCAGGAGCGCTGGTTTTCCGGACCCTTCGGCTGGCTGCTTGGCGACGTGAAGGCCTTCCGTGAACCGATTCCCTGCCTTGGCGCGCAAGGCCTCTGGACCGTGCCCGAGGACATCGAGAAAGAGATCCAGCGGAGGAACGCGGCGTGAACGTGAGAGAGATCGCGGCCCAAATTGTCGAGGCCTTCCCCGAGTGCCGAGCGTGTGGGCAGTTGATCGACTGCTGGCCAGCGGCCGATGGCTCGGCGCCGCATGAGCGACTGATGTTCGTCGCCCAGGAGAAACTCTTCGCCGGCATCTGCTCGCTCGGCCACATCAACGAGTTCTACCTGGACGAGGCCAAAGAGGGGCAGTACGTCCCGCACGACATCACGGAGCGCACGATCGGCCGCTTTGTGTCGCAGGACGAGTGCGGCCACGACAAGCACGTCTTCTGCCAGATCAAGGAGGGGGATCAGGTCCCGTCGGTCGACGGCCTTGTGATCGGGCCTGCCATCGTGAAGTTCTGCGGGCTCTGCGGCATGCGGAAGCTGCACGAGAAGAAGGTGTCCACTTGATCGCCACCGTCCGCTCCGCCGCTCTCGCTGTCGCCTTGGTGGGGTGCGAGCGCGACCGCCTTCCTGTCTTCCCGTACGGACCCATCGAATACACGCCTGATGGATACCCGGTCGTGCTGCCCGCCACGTTCAGGGCGGAAGACCTGGACCGCGAGAAGGCGATGGGCATCGTCGACATGCGCGTTGCCCAGTGGGTTCGCGAGAAAGACTTCTGGGGGCTCTCGGGCTACTCGGACGAGATCCTTATCCTCTGCGCCAAGACCGTGCCGATCGTCGTCTTCGACAGCCCGACAACGCCGCTTCACGGAACCGCTGGCGCGAACCAGTACGGCCAATGGATCGAGGTCGCCGTCTACTTCAGCTTCGACGGCGCCTACCTGGCGGCGCTGCCCCACGAGCTCACGCATTCGGTCTTGTTGGATTTTCACGAGTAGGTAGGGAGGACACACCATGAGCGGCAGCATGGGCGACTGGACCTTGGGTGACGCGAAGTTGCTTCGGCCTGAGGAAGCGAACATGGTTCTCGCGCTCGCTAGGCACAGGGCGGCTCACGCGGAGGCATCCAGCCAGGAGGCGGCGATGGCCGCTCGGGATCTCGACTGGTACATCATCGCGGTCAACGGCGGGTTCAGGTTGTCAGAGGTCGGGCACATCGAGAAGGACGACGTCCTTCCGAATCGACTTCTCCTCGCGCGTCGCAAGAAGCGGCGCCTGCGGCCTGAGCCTGTCGAGGTCGCTCCGGCCGTAATGGAGGTTCTTCGGCGCCGCGCGTCCATGGTTGAGTCGGGCTACATCTTTCCGGGCCGGGCCAAGCCGTGCGAAATCCACCGATCCAGAACCGACAAGCAGACCAAGGAGAAGACGGAGTGGACTGAGCAGGTCTGCGTCGGTGGCCACGCCTCTCTCCGCAGCATCCAGCGCCGCTGGCGGCTGCTGATCGAACACGCCGGGCTCTACATGCGCGGTCGCGGCATCCACACGCTGCGCCACACCGCTATCAGCACGATCTACACGATGACTCACGACCTCCGGAAGGCGCAGGTCTTCGCCGGCCACGAGTCGAGCAAGACGACGGAGGTCTATGCGAAGGTGCTCGACATGCAGGAGACGCTGGCCAAGATGCCCGTGATCTCGGGCGAGTAAGGAATGGCTACGGAAGGAGTCGGCCCAGTCGAGTTGGTCATGTGCGATCGGTGCTGCGCTGTCTTTGGCAGGGGATGGGGCTACGCGAAATGCCGGGCCTGCGGCTACGACACGAGCCCGCTGACCGCGAAGGTGAACGGCGACGGAAAGGTGGTCTTCCTGGTCGACAGCGGCCCGGACAAGTGGAAGCGAAAGGACTGATCGGAAAGTCCATGACTGAGGTGAAACGATGACTCCTAAAGAGATCCAGAGCGAGAAGATTTACGAGCTTGTGGATAGCTTCTTCATCGGCGGCGGCGGAGATCCCCTTGAATCCCCGCATATGACGAAGGCTGACCTGGCCCACGCTATCGAGCATCTTGTTGCCGATCTCGTCGCCACGGTTGAAGCGGCTAACGTCAACTCGGCCCTGTGGAAGCGCGACAAAGAGGCCGCTGATCAGAAGCTTGAAAAGCTGCAAGCCGAGGCCGCCCACTTGGATCAGTGCAACACGGAGTTCATCAAGATCCACAGCGACCAGGCCCAGGAGATTTGCTCCCTCCGCCGCCTGATGGGCCACTGGTCCACCGTCGAGCTTGCACTGAAGTGGCAAGAGCAAGTGTTGAGCGACCTAGAGGCGGCGAAGGCCGAGATCGAGCGGCTGAAGGCGGACGCCAAGGTGTCCTGCGACTACATCGAACGCTGGGAGAAGCGGGCGGAAGCTGCCGAAGCCGAGGTTAAGCGGCTGAAGGCTCAGGTTGAGAAGGAACATGAGTGCGCCCGGGAGTTACAGGATGGCCTGTTGAAGCAGTATGCCGCCTTCGCCAAGGAGCTTGACGAAAAAGACGCCGAAATTAAGAGGCTGAAAGTCGACATCGCCGGTCGCTCTCGCATCACGCTGGAGGAGCAGCACAAGAAGGAAGTCGCCCTTCTCCAGAACAGTGCCTATCGGGAAGTGCTGGAGTGGATCGCGGGCCAAAGCGATCTCTTCTTCGCGGAATGCTCCCAGGCTGAGGAGATCGTCGCCCGCTGCCGGAAGGCACTGGGGCCGCCCTCGTCCGCCAGCTCCGCCCCAACGGTCATGGCCCTGCGGGATGCGTGGCTCGCACTGATCTCCAAGGCAGTGATCGCGCCACAGGCTCCGCAAGAGTTCGCCGCCATGTCGGACCTCTTCAACAAGGTCTGCGGAGTCGCCGAAAAGCCCAAGCCGCCATACCTGCCTTGTGGGTGCCTGATCGTCCAGACCGCGCAGGGGCAGATTGGGGACCACCGGGACGGTTGCACCGAAAAGCGAGTCGGACCTTCTCCGAAGTGCTTCCTGTGCGACGCGGAGGCGGTCGGCAAGATCGGTGCTGAGCCGAGGTGCGGGGCTCATGTATGAGGGTCATGCACCGATACGAGGACGGCAAGGTGGCCGTCCGCTGGAAGGACGTCCGGCGCAAGTGCCCGTTCTGCGGGAAACGGAGGCGCGGGTTCGAGGGTGGGCGACTCTGGGTGCGGCACATAGGGAGCCACCCGGCCGTGATCTTCGGAAGGATCAAGGTTCCACAGGGCTTGGACTGAAGGGGTGATATGCGAAATCTTGCGGTGCTTGTTTACTACGACGACCGAGGAAGGCTCGTCACCCGGTCCAAGGTCCGCGTCCTATACGCCTCAGGTGAAGAGGACAGGCGGAAGCGCCATATCTGCTTCGAGTTCGGCAAGGACGAGAATGGATTCAATCAGGCCATCTACATCACACCGGCCGCTCTAGAGAAGGCGACCGGACTGATCGTTCGCGAGCGCGAAGGACGCTGAAGGGCTAGTCGATGCCTGAGAACGCGTGCAAGTGCTGCGGGTACGGGGGCGACAACTGCACCTGTAGTTGGGACGTGTGCTGGATCTGCGCCCCGAAGTGCGTGGACCATTGTGAGTGCCATTAGATCGAAGACCTAAAGAGACTCTTTGAAAGGAGAGAGGTATGCCTACGAAGAAGACCGTTGTGAAGGTTCCGCTGCCCGATGTTCCCCCTCCGTCCCCGATGGGCCTAGCTCCACAGGCTCCACCTCCGCCGAAGTGGAAGGTTTCCTTTCGGATTAGGTCTGCCATCGAAGTCACCGTTATCGACTCCTGGAACGAGGACCGCGAAGCGGCCATCGCGGAGGCAGCGGCGCGGGTCAGCGACCTGATCAAGGAGCCGTTCGGGATGAAGTACCTGGGAGCCGTTCGCGTTTGAGCCATTTGATGCTTTACTCCAACATCAACTCTAAGGACGCCTATATCGAGGCCCTTCGACAGACCATCATCGAGTTCATGAAGCTCTGCATCTGCCAGTATCCAGATGAGGGAAAGGAGCAGCGCGATTGTGACCGCTGCCGCCACGCGAAGAAGCTGTTGGACCACTAAGGTCGAAAGCCATTCGATGAAACCGTACTACGAGTCCAAGGGCCTGACGATCTACCACGGGGACGCGGTTCAGGTCATGCCCTTCCTCCAGCCCGTCGACCTCCTCCTGACCGATCCGCCTTACGGGATCGGGGAAGCCAGGGGGAAGAACAAGAGCCGCACGAATGCGGCGGTGGCGACAGACTACGGGGTGGCCTCGTGGGACGACAAGCCCATCCCTCAGTGGCTTCTCGAAATGGCGATGGCGAAGGCCCGCTGGAGCATCGTCTTCGGTGGCAACTACTACGTCCTCCCGCCGTCCTCCTGCTGGCTTGTCTGGGACAAGGACAACACAGGGGACTTCGCGGATTGTGAGCTGGCCTGGACGAACATGCCGAAGGCCGTTCGGAAGCTCCGCTGGCGCTGGAACGGGATGCTGCAGGAGCATGGCGGCATCCACAAGGAGCCGCGCTGGCATCCCACCCAGAAGCCGGTCGAGGTCATGAAGTGGGCGCTCTCACTGGCCCCGGACGGGACGAAGACCGTCCTTGACCCATTCATGGGCTCAGGGACGACCCTCGTAGCGTCCAAGGAGCTTGGCTATTCGTGCGTCGGCATCGAGCGGGAGGAGAAGTATTGCGAGGCCGCAGTTAAGCGGCTGTCCCAGGAGATCCTTTTCGGGGGAGTCGCCTAATGAACCATGTGCATGACTGGTCTGAGTGGAGAACGTATTGGGTCGAGGTCAAGCACCACGCCAAGATCGTCTTTCACCAGCAGCGGAGGTGCCTTGCCTGGATCGGGTGCGAGGCGCACGAAACGAGGGAGGCGTAGATCGTGAATAAAGCGCCTGAGTGCGAGGATTGCGGCGACGAGGTCCGGAGGCGCTATCGGTGCCACCACTGCAATCTGCTGGTCTGCCGCTGGTGCTGGAGCCACGTCCACTCCTGCGAGCCGCAGCACAAGCGAAAGGACTGCCGAGACCTGAAGCCTGCGGAGGTCGGAAGATGAGAACTACGACAAGGCATCGTCATAAGTTCAACCGCTGGGAAATAGTGCCGCCCGTGCCGGGGCTCGCCCGCCGCCAGCGGCAAACGTGCAATCGCGGTCGGTGCCCGGTGGTCCGGACGCGGGTCGCGCACTACCACGGGGACGAAACCCCGTGCTTCCGGCCGCACAAGGGGAGGCGCACTTCATGACATTTGTCGTCCGTGGAATGTGGCTCTGCAACTGGCAGACCAGTCATTGGTTCTTTCACAATTCCGTGTGGAGCGTTTGCGGGATGCTGCATCGAGACAAGGTGGCGCTTGGCTACACGACGGGCGTCCTCTGCCGGACCTGCACGAAGTGGGTGGTGAAGAACAATGCCTGAATCACACGAGCCCAAGCCTCCTCTCTGGTACACCGAAATCGGGATGCGGGAGGCCATCGCCAGCGGGGCGTTCCCGCCCGTCGCGTGGGACCTGATCCCGGAGGTGGTAAAGCACCTCCAGATGGCGTTCGAGAAGGGCTACGGGATCGGATTTCGTCAATCCCAAGAACGACGTCCGGAGGGCAAATGAGCTGCCCGAAAGGTGCATTCTGCTTCGTGAGCCCAATCTGGCACGAGGACCACGAGTACAACGCCAGCCTCGGTACGTGCAGGCGGAAGGCGGAGTGTACGGCCTGCGGCAAGATCGAATGGAGCGCCGCCGATCATGTCTGCCTCGGGGGTGGCGATGCCGACCTGTGCCTTGAGCGCTTGATGGCGGCTGGCCGGGACGTGGACAAGTTAGACCAATCGAAGGCTCGATGACTATGGATCCGCACGAGGACTATCGGGCGCTCTGCAAGCGTGTACCGTGGGCCTACGCCGACTCCTGGTATCAGGAGTGCGACTACTGCAAGCGCGTCGAGCTGGTGCTGCCTTCTCTGGCGAAGTCGGCAACTTTGATCTGTGAAAGCTGCTTCTCGGACGGATTAGACGAATCCAGCGATTCACGACCGGAGGGGAAATGAAGATTCACCTAGACCACGCTGGCTACACGGATATTTCCACGACCCAAGCCGGGAACGCTGAGGTGTGGGTGGCCGCTGGCATGAAGCGCGAGGATGGGGTGTGGTTCTACCTCACCCGAGAGAACGTGAAGAAGCTTCACAAGCAGCTAGGGGAATGGCTTGAAGAACGCCACAAGCCCGCACCGTACTGCGGGTCATAGTACAAACGGTCGAATCAAGGGAGCTTAGGGTGGTTTATCGAAATCCGGTAAGGTCTGAATAACTGGAAGGTGAAATATGGCTGGCTTTCACGCCGAACGGCTGCACGTGATTCGCGGCACCTTAGAGGTCGTACTGGATGCCGAGGACAAGGAGGCTGCGTGTAAGCTCTGGATCCCAGCCCTACTAAAGGAAATCAATGAGGCCCTAAGCAACTGTGATTGCGAGGAGTGTTTCGAGGCCAGGCGTACCGATACGCATAAGGTGTAGTCAGCGTATGGTGAAGAGACTTTGCGGCGAGTTCTGGCGGCACAAGATGAGCCGAGAGCTTGGCTACAACAAGTGTGTCCGGTGCGGAACGCTAGGTGCTGGCGCTCCTACCGAGATTCGGTTCTGGGCCAACGTCAAGAAGACGGATACCTGTTGGGTGTGGACTGCCTACACCTACCACGGCGGCTACGGGCAGTTCAGGACCAAGGAGCGGGCGTGGTCGGCCCACAAATACTCATGGTTCCTGCATACAGGATACGCGCCAGGTAGCGATGTGGACGTCTGCCACAAGTGCGACAACCCGCCGTGCGTGCGACCGGACCATCTATTCATCGGGACACGGAAGGAAAACCACGAGGACATGATCCGGAAGGGACGGAAGCCGACGGTGCTATCCTTGCTCCAGGTGCATGAGATCCGCAAGCTGGCACAGCTAGGGCGCAGCAACAACGAGATTGCCGAGTATCTCCACCTGACGCGGGATCAGGTCTACCGGGTGACTAGTGGTAAGTGCTGGAAGGCGATACGCTAACGAGGTGATATACGACTAACGACCAGAACCAGCGCGGGCCAGAGGTTCCACCCGAACGCCTCGAGCAGCTCGTCGCCGCTGCAACTTCCGAACTCGCGCAACGCCTAGGGGCCGGCGCCCAAGTGATCGTGATGGCCCTTGAGCCCGGAAAGGGGGGCTGGCAAGTGGAACATTCCGGCCACCCAGTAGGGCTGATCTGGCTGCTGGAGATAGGGGCACAGAACATCAAGGACAAGCTCCTGCCGAAGGGGACGCGCCAGAGGACGGAGGGCCCGTGACGACCTGCCTCGAGTGCGGGAAGGAGTGCGACGGCCGGCGCTCCGCTCGGCGCCGCTTCTGCAGTCCGAGGTGCCGAGCGGCGCACTGGCGCAAGGAGCATGAAGTGACTTGCCCGCACTGCGCCAAGCCATTCCAGTTAGCGTACGTACGCCAGCCTACGCGTACGAACGCTTAACCACCTACCGCAAGACATCCACGGTAAATTGTGCCCCAGCCGCCGGTTTTCGACCCTCCGGGGGAAGGGTCGGGTGCAACCGGAGTCCCCGGGAGGAGAACGCCCGGGGCGGGCTACGGCTGGGGCTGCCCTAAGATTTCGGCCCCGATCTGCGCCACTGGACGGAAATCGGGCTAAGGCGGGCCAGGGCCGAGGGTAGGGAGTGTGTCAGCGATTCTTGGCGGCGTTGATCGCCTCCCGGAGAATCTGCGTCGACCGCAGATATGTAGCCTTGTCCTCCGGACTCACGCTCTTCGGATCGAGGGTCCCGTTCAGCATGGCGTCGTGGCGCTCGGAGACCTTGTCCACGAGGCCGTCGATCGCCTCCGCGCGGATGTATCCCTTGTCGCCGCAGCCGGCGAGGATGAGCCCGAGAAAGAGGGCGCCGATCGTCTTCATACCCCTACCCCTTCAGTTCCATGGCTTGAACGGCCACCTTAGCCAACGACACGACAATCTTTGCGACGTGTTCCCACGCGAACCCCACCGTCCGGATGCGCTTGCTCTCAGCCAACACCTTGGCCTGCTCCTTGATCTCTGAAAGGATGTCCTGCCGCCCCTGCTTCACCGCGCGAACGGCGTCAGCGGCTAGGATCTTCCCCCACTCGCCGAGATCTTCCGCTTCCCCTTGAAGGAAGTTGCGGAGAGCTTCAAGCGACTCCTGCCCGACCAGCCTTGCCAGATCCATTGTTCGCCTCCTTCACGTTCTTGGCGCTCTGCCGAAAGTAAATCGTGGCCGCATCGACGAGCTCGGCGGGCGCTCCAGGAGCCTGAGCCGCAGCCAAGAGTTCCCGCTCCCGCCTGGCGTTCTCAGCCCTGAGGCGCCTGCACTCCCCGAACCACGACAGGATGGCTTTGAGCAGCCGAATCACGGGGTCCCTCCTTTTTGCCTATCAAGGAGCGCGTTGAGGCGGGCCTCCCGCTCCTTCGCGTCCTTCTTGTCCTCCTGGACGTCCCTCCAGATGATCCCGGCGAGGACGACGACAACGCCAGCCAGCACGTAGGCGACGTACTTCCAGACCTCACCAGCGCTCGTCTCGAGCTGCTTGGCAGCCTGGACAACATCCCCGTCTGGGACAAACCAATACGGCTCCATCAGCCTCCTACCCTTTCTCCCCCGGACGTGCCCGTCTTCATGAGTGCCATGAACTCGAAAAGCCCGTCAGCGGGCGACAACCGCCCAGCACTCACCTCGCGCTTAATCGTCTCCTCGGACATCACCCCAAAGTGTTCGCGCTCCATCGCCGCGTAGAGGCTGTCCAGCTCGCGCTGCTGTTCAGCCTCTTCCACCTCGCGCCGTGACTCCATCGCGCAGTCGACGCACTCGACGGGAAAATGCACCTTCGGGTTGTACTCAACGCCCATCGGAAGACCGACCCTGGCGTAGTTGAGCGGATCTTTGTCCTTATCCCCAGCGGGGATTGGCACGTCGCAGACGCGGCAGCGCATCCGCACGTAGCTAAGGGGCTTCCCCTTCGGCGCTTCGACAGTGCCCTTGAGGGCCGCAATTGCCTTGGCCCTCGTCAAATCTGAGTCACTCACGCGGCCTGCCTCACGAAGTTCTTGGTGTAGCCGGCTCGACCGTTCGAGCCATTCGAGCCAGGAGCCCCGCCGGACGCACCAGCGGCACCACCAGTCCCACCCGTCCCGCCAGCAGCGCTGATCGTGGCTGACGTAGCGACCGCCGTGTAGACGATGACGATGCCGCCGTCTCCGCCAGCGCCACCGCCACCGCCGCCACCCCAGCCGTGCCCTGCGCCGCCGTTCCCGCCGTTTCCACCTAGGGCTGAAAGCGTCCAACCCGACGCGATGGACATGGCTTCGACGTAGAGCGTGCCACCTTCGGACCCAGATCCACCGCCGCCACCACCGGAGCCAGCGCCGCCAGCTCCGCCGGCGCCGCCATCTCCCCCACGGGCACGCGCCGCACCAGACTGCGTGCGCCCAATCAGCGCCGAGCCCCCTGCGCCCCCGCCCCCGCCCTGCGCCCCCGTATTTCTCCCGCCCGCGCCTCCGCCCTGCCCCGTGCGCGAGTAGAAGTACCTACCACCGCCCGCAGAGAGCGTAGTCGTCGTCGCGCGGTTCGGGCCCTTCGGGGAGATCCAAGTCGCCCAGTCGTAGAGGACTTGGATGACTTCCGAGTCGTTGGTGCCGCCGTCGGATGTCGTTCCGCCTGGCCCGGCGCTTTGGCCGCCTGTGGAGGGGCCAACCGAGCCAGCGAACCAAGTAACATCCGTGGAGCCAAAGAAGCTCGTCTGCAGGGAGCCCGAGGTGGACTGGGCCCCGTTGCCCGTCACGGTCGCGGCGGTCGCGTTGTTGCCTACCACTCCATCGAACGGCAGGATTCTAATGGTCCCGCTTCCGGTGACCTGCTTTGCGTAGACCCAAAAGGACGTCGGAGAGCGGCCCCCAGCACCACCAGAGCCACCCCCGCTTGCGCCTGTCGCGCCCGCGCCTCCGCCGTTACCGCCAAACGTAGATGCTCCCCGCTGGACTATCCCGCCTGTCCCGGTAATCGTTTCGGCGTAGACGATATGAGTCCAGAATGTGCCTTCCAGCGAAAGCGTTCCGGTCCCCACGTCCAGGGTCGTGTAGTTGAGGACGAAGCTAGTCGTGACGGTGACTGTGCTAGATCCAAGGGACACTGCGCCATCAACGCCGTTCCCCCCGACTGCCGCGCCCATCGAGCCCGCAAACCACTTATAGGAGAGCCCGGTAGAATCAGCGGAGTCAGCCGTGAGGACTTGCCCGTCGGACCCCACCGTGCGTCGAGCGGGGGTGTTGACCCCACTCGCCGCATAAATGTCACCCTTCGTCGTGACGACGTTGATTCTGCTGTCGTTGCCCTGGACGGCGACGTTCGCGGCGTTCTCCCCGCTCGTGGCAAGCTCGACCGCGCCCTTGGCGGCGGTGGTCGCGTCGTTGACCGAGATCGTTCTGTCTGCCGACAGGTCCGCGCTGGCGCCACCGTCGATGCGAACTGGCGCGGTGGCAGTGATCGTGCGGGAAGTCGGCACGCCGCTGCCGCCTCCCCCGCCGCCCGTGGATACGTACCTCCAGCGCATTACGTCCGGTGCCGAGTCGTATCTGAAGATGGCCGATTCCCCTGCCCCGAGGACGACGTCGTTGCCGTCCGAGAACTTGAAGCGGTTCGCGGCGAACGAGTTCGCGCTCTCGTGCTTGAGGGTGATGTTTTGGGAGCCCTTGTTAATGAGGAGGATCGGACGCCCATCCGCCCCGCCCGCAATCCCGGTCAGGTTGTACGCGGCCGAGGAGTGAATGAAGAACGCGGAGTAATCGAGGTCGAGCGCCCAGTCGTTCGTGTGCGCCGTGATCTGCGCGGGGTCGTTCCGACCGAAGACGTCAGTCGCGAGGTTGCTGGCCCGAAGCGTCTCGAAAGCCACGTTCCGCCCCTCAAGGGACGGCTTCCCCAGGGCATCGAGATTCCGGATGATCGCCCGGACCGAGGCTTCAAGCGCCCTCAGGCGCGACTCAGGCGTGCCATCCGGCGCAGGGCTCGGGATTACTGTGTTTTTCACTGCCCTGCCCCAGTCTTCGCTGGCGTAGGCCTGAGCAGTCGATCAAGGTCAACGCTCCGACGGAATCCCTCGAGAGTCTTCGGGAGAGGCTTCGGCTTCAGCGGCCCAGGCTTCTTCGTGGAGAGCGCCTCAGGATCGATCGACAGCAGGTCCGCCTTCACGCGGTCTCGCTGCCCAATGACTACCTGAAGCCTCTCCTCCGCCTGCTTGGTCAGCGAGGAGTCGGCGCCGTGGCGCTTGGTGGAGAGAGTGATGATGTTCTTGAGGTCGCCGATCTGCTGATTCAGTTCGTAGTAGCGCGACCGCATCTGGATGACCTTGTCCTGCGCGTAGGTGCGGAAGCCGAGCGCCATCGCGGGCGTGCCCGCCAGGCTGACGGGGTTCTGGAAGAAGAGTCTGTCGATCTCCTGCACGAAGACGAGGTTCTTGAGGAGGTGCGCCGTCTGCGCGGACATCGGCACGCCGACGAGCTTTTCCTTCTGCCCGGGGTAGCGCTCGATGGGCCTCCCGGTGAAGACCGAGCGGTTCATCGCGAGTTCGATGGGAGCCTTCACGGCGGGGTGGAGCATCCCGAAGACTTCTTGGACGTCGATCTTGGCGAGCTCCGCGAGCGGGATCCAGCCCTTGAGCAGGAAGAACTCAGTCTGTCCACCCGAAGAACGGACGGGGACCCCAAGGCCCTCCTTGATCCACGAGGCAACGAACTGGTTCCTGATCGGGTCCTCGACATTCGCGCGACCTTCCTGCTGCGCCTTCCCGAGGGCGGCGGGGACGCCAGGCCTCGTGACGATCGTTTCGAGGGCAAGTGGGATGCTCTTGCGCGTGAACGTGTAGAAGGGGATCAGCCGGCGGAAGAACGTCTTCTCGTAGGCGGTGAGGTCGCTGTAATCGAAAAGATACTTCTGGACGTGCATCGCCGCAGCCGCAGGGTCCGCACCCTTCGCGAGCTGGTCGAAGAACATCGTCACCTTGGCGTGATCCTCGAACGCCGTGCCGATGGCGCTGCCCGCGCGGACCACGGGGCCAGAGAGCGAAAGTAGGTTGGCGCTCGGCTCCATCCGGCGCTTGACCAGCTCGTCGATGTCCGAACCGATGAACCCCGTCTTCCGCATGCCCCAGCGGTCGGCGAGGTCGAGCGCTTCCTTGGCGGTGTAGCGACCGACGTTCGCGACAGCCTCGGGCTTGCCCGTCATCGCGAGGAACGCCTGGATCGCGGGCGCTGTGCTGCGGACGCCGCCCAAGTACATCTGCCAGAGGTTCGAGATCTCGTTGCGGATGTGGAACCCGGGGCGCACCGCCGTAGCGAACGCCTTCCACCAGGCGGTCATCCGATCGGTCATCTTGACGAGGTCGGAGATCGCCTTCTCATCGAAGTGCATAGAGTAGGCGCGCGAAAGGTGCTTCGCGACTTCCTGCGGAAGGACGTAGATCTCGAGGCCGGCGTTGTCCTTCGCGTTCTTCAGGACGTGCTCAAGGAACGTGCGCGGGACCTCCGTCAGGAAGTTCGACTGGAGGCCCTTCTCGGCCCCGTGCTTCATCGCCTCCTTCTCGGCTTCCGACTTGAACCGCTCGACGAACTGCTTGGTCGCCATGAAGGCGGCATGCCCGGGATGCTGGTTGAGCGTCTGAATGACGTCCTTCGCGGACTCGGGGGACAGGTGGAACTTGGCCTTCAGGATGCCCGGAGCCTCCATGACCTCGCGGACCATCTCGGCCGCGTTCGTGGCCCGGATCGAGCTCAGGCCTCGGCGGACGAACGCCTTGAGCGGGTCGCTCTCGAAGACGAGGAGGTCGTCACCGGACAGGTGGATGCCCTTCGACTTCAGGTAATCGCGCACCTTCCAGCCGTCGAGCGCCCCGGACTGGACTAGCTTGTCTACGGAGATCTCGTCCACGTTACCCTTGGTCGTGCGGTGCATGGCCGACCCAAGGAAGCCCGAGTGTTCCGAGCGCAGGAGCTTCCTCATCTCGGAGGGGACCAGCGCGGTCAAGAGTTCGCGGATTTCGTCCCGCATGTAATGCGGGAAGTAAAAGCGCATGGCGTCGGGCGGGTTGACGAGCACCTTGCCCTCGGCCGTGTGCATCTTCGCGTAGGCCTCCTTCATGCCCTCCGCGACGGCCTTGGCCTCGGGGAGAGTCGGCTCCGGCCGGATCCGCTCCATCGTCTTGAGCTTCACCGTGGGGGCAGGGCCAGCGAGCACCTTCTGGGCCTCGTCGAGCTCCGCCTGGAGCTTGGCGCGCTTCTTCTCGAGCTGCTTTGGTGACAGCTTCGCTGCGGCGGGGAGAGGGACCCCAGTTCTCAGGGCCTCTGCCTTCTTGAGGGCGGCTTCGGCCGCCTGGATGAAGCCTCCCGTGTCCACGGGGCCGAGTTCCGCCAGCTTCGCCTTCAGGCGCTCGACCTTGTTCCGCATCAGCGCCACAGCGGCCTCGTCGGGGACGTCCTTCACCGTCTCGACGAGGATGCCTTCATTGAACTCGCGGATCTCGCGCAGGGCCTTCTGGTACTGCTCAGGCCCGAGCTTCTTCTTGATCTCCTGGAGAGGCTTGATGAAGCTCTCCTCGACCATGTTCATGAACTGGTTGGTCTGGAAGTCCATCGTGCTGCGCTTGCGCCGGATGATCGAGTCGAGCTCGGGCATGCCGCTAGACGTGGAGAAGATCGCCTTGAGGCCAGCCTTGGCCTTCTCGGCACCCACGCGCGCGGCGGTGAGCACCTTCCCCGCGACGGGAACCTTCTCAGCCAGCCCATAGGCGCCCTTGAACGTGGCGCCTGTCGCCTTGAGGGCGGCGGCGGAGCCAGGGATCTCAACCCCCGCGAAGCGCAGGGATGGAGCCTTTACGAGGTCTTGGGGGCGCACGCCCTTCCCCGCAAGCGCTTCCATGCGGGACGGGAGGAGCTCGCCTTTGATGGCGCGGCCGACCTGCCTGGACGCGATCTCCCGGCCGACCTCCTTCGCGATAACCGGGTGTGTCGCGGCCTCGCTGACCCACGAACCCTTCAGGTGCGTGAGCCCCGTAACGGTCATCAGGCGATCGAGCGCGGCGGGGTTCTTTGCGGCGAGCTTCGGGATCAACTCCTGGAGGCGGGCGGCTTTCTTTGCGGCGATAGCCGCGTGGGCCGCTTGGCCGGCCGTCGTCAGCGTCTTTGAGGCACCCTTGACCGCAATCTTGGCGCCAGCCCCACTGCCGAAGGTAACCCAAGAGGTTGGATCCGCCACCACGTCCAGAGCGAAGCCGAGAGTGGCGCGGGCGACACCACGGTCCATTCCAGCGGCAGCCAAGACGTCCGAGAAGGACGTGGTCTCTTCCCCAGTGAAGTTCCTGAGCCAGGCCTTCCAAGGGTTGCCACCCTGAAGCAGGGCCTTCGCCCACCCAGCGCTCGCGGCAGCGGGGCGATTTAGATAGTCAAGACCCTTCTCGTACCACGCCATCCCGTCCATCCGGTCGGGCGGGGGCGCGGGGGGCTCGTATGGCTGTGGCTTCTTCTGCTGCCGCAGCATCCTGTTGATTTCGCTGCGGATCGACATCAGCCCACCACGGCCCACTTGTGGACCTTCCCACGGTTGGAGCGCTTGTATGCCGAGACCTTCTGGACGTGGCAGGCCTTGCACCTAGAGGCCAAGCGGGGCCCGTTCTTGTAGAACTCGGACCCGGGCTTCTGAACGTGGCAGCGCCTGCAGACCTTGACGTTCTCCACGCCCTTCATCGGGGCGTGACACCAAAAACCGCTTGAACTATGGGCCGACATTTGGTATGGTGTTCAACGCACACCTAACCGGGAGGGCTCTATGAAGCTGGTCGCCTGCTCGCTCCTCAGCGCCGTTATCGGGGCTGTGTCCGCATTGGGCTCGACGTACCTCTTCAGGCCACAGATCATTGAGGTCGACAGCATCAAGGCCCGCGCAATCGACGCCCAGTCGATCGACGTTTCAGATGGCAAGAATGGGAGCGTACGGATCTGGGCTGGCGGCGAGAACAAGTGGCGCAGTGGGGTCTTAATCAGCGGCCCGGGAAAGGGTTCTGGGGCCGCGCTGTACGTTGACGAAAATGGCGCCCCGTGGATGAATCTCTACGTGCCTGGGGAAAAGAAGGGCCTGTCTTTAGCGGTCAACGACTTCTAGCCGCCCCTACTTCAACTCTGGGCGTCGGCGCCTGACGTTTTCCTCGGCCTGCTTCCGGTACTGGTACGAGAGGCCAAGGCCTCCGAAACCGTGGCCACTGCTGGGGTCTTTTGCCATGTGCTCCAGCACGAGTCGGCGGACCTCCTGCTCAACCTCTCGCTCGAAGACATCGCTCTTGTTCTGGCGGAGCATGTTGTCTCGGAGAGGCTTCCCAGCGGCTTCAGCCGCCATCTGAAGTGCGGCAAGCTCTTCAGGTGTGCGGGCCGTCAAAGCGCCCTGGCTCATCTTATCCTTCAGGTCGGCTAGCGTCCCCACATCCTTGAACCTCTCGGCGGCGTGGAGGCCCATGATGTGCTTCTGGAACTCGGCTTGACGCTGGGCATCCTCCTGCTGCTTGCCGATAAGCTGCTCGTAGAGCTTCCGCTCGGCCGCCTTGTCCTCTACCTGCTGATCGAACCGCCTTTCCTGCTGGCCCGCGTTATAGCGCTGCCAGTCATACTGGTGCGCGAGCCGCGCAGCCTGCTCGAGGGCAGACCTTTCCGCCAGCGCAAGCTGGTACTCCCTATCGCGCTGGGCCTGCTCCATGCCAGAGATGCGCCCAAACCAATCGGATCGGCGCCCCGCGCGGGCGTTGAAGGCGTCGGCGATCCCGCCGCCAGCCATCGAAAGGAACTCCGCCCACCCAGGCTTACGCATCTGGGGCATCGCCGCTGGCGCCGGGGGCGGGCCAGGCATCGCTGGGTAAGGGCTGCCCTTCACCGTGACGTCGCCCTCGGGGGGCATGGAGAGCTGAGGGATCGGCACGCCGAAGGGGCCACGCCTCACCGTCGCCCTCGCCATCGACGTAGGGGTAGGGATCACCTGGCCGCTCGGAGTTACGCGCCTAGGCTGCGCGCCCTGGGAGATCATCGAGTCGAGGAGGTAGTCCGTCAGGTCAGGCTGGTCTTCGTCGAAGCCCGCGTTTTCCCTGAAGAACGTCCGGAGCGGTCCCTTGGCCATCGGCATCTCCTACGCCAGCGCCATCTGCGCGCCAGCCCCAGTGAGCCCGAGAGATAGGCCGCCCGTGAGAGGCGCCAGAGCGAGCCCAGCCAGAGCGAGCGCCCCGCCAACTCTCTTCCCCTGCCTCCGCTTCGCTCTCGCCCTGCGGATAGCCTGCTCCTGAAGGCGGATCGCTTCCTGCTCCTGCTTGAACCTCATGAGGCTTTCGGTCAGCCCGGCTTCGACCTCAGCCAGGGCGCCAGCTTCCTGAGCGCCAAGACGGCTCATCGCTTCGGCGGCAAAGCCGGATCTGCCTACACCGCGCCTGTGGAGGCTGGCCTGCAGCCGCTGGCGCGCGTCACCGAACGTGCTGGCCACGTCACGTCGAGCCAGCTCTCGGCGCAGTTCAAACTCGTCGCGAGCGCGCCCATCTTCCGCCTGAGCCGTCCTCTCATTGCTTGCCCTCGTGATGATCCCGCCAGCCCCGATGGTCGAAGGCGTGCGGGCGATCTCGGTGAAATATCTATTCTGGTCGAGTCCGGGCGTCGGGTTCTGGAGCTCAGTGCTGACGAGCGCCCCTTTCGAGCTAATGCCCGTAAGGCGGTTGAGCGCCCCGAAGGAACCTAGGTTCAGGCTCATGCCAGCCCAACCTCAAGGCCGCCACCACCGAATGGCGACAGCCTGTAGATCTCGGATGGTGGCGTGTAGCTGATCTGGCCGGGATGAGGCGGCGCGAACATTCCGCTCACGGCTTTGTAGGCGCCTGGAGCGAGAGCAGATCCGGCACCGATCAGCGCGGCCCACATCGCGTTCTTCTGATCCTTCTCCTGCTGCTTGTACTGCCTCCGCAGTTGCTGCAGCTTGTACTCGTGGATCCGAGAGCGGAGCTGCGCGTCTTCGAGCTTGGCATCCAGCCTGAGCTTTGCGAGACCTTCCGCCTCCTTCTGCGCGGCGACCATTTTGGCCAAATACTCGGCGTTGGCCGCCCCGTAGCGGTCCATGAGCCGCCCGACTTCCCGCGTCTGGGTGCCCGTGTTGGCCTCAAGGACGCGGTATCCCTGCTGCTGGCCGGCCAGGAGGTCGGCGTTCTGTGGCGTGAAGAGCGGCATCCTACCTACTCCTCGGCCCGTGACACCCTAGCTCTGCCCATGAGTGTCCTCCGGGGTCGATGGCGTGTAGTTGATGACGATTCGGTGAATCTCGATCGGGGCGGACGTCGTGATGACCAGCTTCATCCGGTAGCAGATTTCCGGAGTCGTACCCTCGGAACCCTCCGGATGGATCCGGTGCTTCCATAGACTGCGCCCCATGTGCTTGGTAGCAGTGGAGACATTTACGGCGGCGCAGTCGTGCGTGGTCCCCGAGCTTGCGAAGTCGTAGCGGCGCTCGACTGTGATGGTCGTGTCTCCAGGATCCGGATCGCCGCCGCCAGGCTGGTCGCCCTCCTTGCCGTAAATGTCGATCCAGTTGATCTGCTTCAGGTGATACGGGTGATCTAGGTCGAGCCACCCTGTCTCGATCGTCATCGCCACGGCGGTCGGCGTCGTGGCGTGGTAGTCGGTCAGCTTCGAGTCCAGACGCAGTAGCCGCGCTTCGGTCGCGTGACCGTAGTACAACTCGCCGTCATCGCCAGGCCCGTACCACGGAACGAAACAGGACGCCTCGATCTTGTCGGCAAAGAGCCACCGCATCTGTGGCGGCCTCATATCCAGTAGCGCCACCTCGTAGGTGCTGCCTCCGGTCTTCTGGTAAGCGAGGAGGTAGCAGCCCCGATAGTTGGTAGCGCATGGCTGGATAGGCTGGTTCGCGGTGTCCCCGAGATCCTTGATGTTCGCCATTAGCGTCGGCTCGATCCCGAGGCTCATATTGCGAACCGAGGAACCGTCGTACACGAACACGGCAGGGGCGCCGCCGTGACGACCGAGGAAGAATAGCGAGCCGTCGATATTGACGATGGTCTTCGGGGCAACGCAGCCGACGTTTGCCTGAGCCTTCCATGCCGTGATGCTCAGCGCGTCGTCGCCGTCAATGTTCCAGATTTGGTCTTCCTTGAAGACCACAACGCGGTCCTGAATTACCGCAAGGCCAGTAATGTCGCTATCGTCGTCCCCCACCGCGAGATAGTGGGACGCTGGAAAGATTTCGACGCCAGCACCGTGGACGGTCAGGCCGCCCCCTGGCGACTTCTCAGTTGACGAGATGGCTGAAAATCGGATGACAGGCGTACCGTCGCTAAGGACGTCGGCGACAACCATACGCCCACGCCAGAAGACGATGAACTTCGGCGCGCTCGGTCTCCCGTTGTCTGTTGGAGCGGTCGTCGCGGAAAGCGATGAGTCTGGGGTGTTGTCAGTGTAGGTCGTGGTGCCGTGCGGGATATTGGTGAGGTAATAGAATACCGACCCACCCGCCTTTGTCCTGTAGATGTTTTTCGACGGGTTGCCGTTTGTGTTGTCGATGTTACTGAGGTCGACCTTTTGCCCTGATGGGCTCACCGTCGCGCTTTCGCTTGAAGCGCTCGACTCGTGCGCCGTATTTGAGTCGTAGACCCAAGTGTACTTGTATTTGTAGTCCCCCGTCAGAACGCCAGCCGCGCCAGTCGCAACGGTTGGCCCTGAGCTCGGCGCTCCAAACCCGATCCCTTGCTTGAGGGTTCCGGAACTGAGCCGATAGGAGCCTGTACCGTTTGCGAGAAAGCAGTAGTCCAAGTACGCAGCGAAGGACCAGTCCTTGTCTTCGGTTACCGTTCCAAGCGACCCGGAGAAGTTCCCAGCCGCGCCCGTCTTGTACCAGATGTCCGTGCCAGCGATCATGAACTGCCACTTGTTGCCGCTGTAATGCCGAAAGGCGCCGCGCACGGGTTTGTTCGCAACTGGCAGTGTCGAGTTGAAGGCCTCGGTCCCCTTCCTGGTCACGAATGCCCCGACGCTACCGAACGGCTCGACGTTCTTCAGCATGACGAACTCGTCTTTCTGAAGTTCCGTCGGATAGATGCGGGTGCTCACACCGCCTGTTGGGCGCCCCAGGACGTATTCCTTCGCGTCCATGGTGGCTACCCGAGGTCGAAGTCGGCCGGCGGTTTGACGTACGTGTTCCCGTCGAGCGCGCGGAGGTCAGCGGTTTCTTCGAGTTCCTTGAGCACACGCGACCACTCAAGCTCCCCCAGCTTGTAGATCTCGGTGTTCTTCTTCTTGATGCCCGCCATCATCAGCATGTAGTGGTAGATCGCGGACTTGTACTCGTCCCTGAGTGGCGAGAGGATGACGTACTCGCGGTTCTCGACGTCCGCCGCCGTCCACGCACTGTCGATCGTCGCGAACTGAGTCGCGACGTTGAACGCCGTGATCTTCCGCTCGGTGCCGATGGCGTTCCCTGTCAGGATGCGAATCCTGGCGTTCACGTAGTAGTTCGGGCGAAGCACCAGTCGGCCGGCCTTCAAGTGCGGATTCGCCCCAGTGGACGTAGAGGTCGGCATCTTGAACGTCGTAGTCGTCACGTTGTTGCTGGCGGCGGTCCCGAGAACGCCCCAGTGGAGCTCGTGTGGGAGCTGGAGATAGTGGATGAGGACGTTCGCGGAGATCGTCGAGCGCGGCGTCGGCTTCAGCCCGATCTTGTTCCCGCGCAGGTAGTAGTAGCGCCCCTCACCGTTAGAGCCCGTGTAGATAAGGCCGCTCTGCTGGTAGACGTCCCGATCCTGAAATGGAATCTTGTCGATCGGCACGCGCTCGGAAAGATCTGTGCGGGTGACCTTCGTGATGATGCGGTCGCGACAGACCTCGGGGAGGTCGTACTCCTCCGTGCCAGCCGTGAACCCCAGGGACTGGTCGCTCTCCTCAAAGAAGTTCGCGTCCGCCGCCTGGATCTTGTTCGCGAGAATCCGCTGGCCGTCGTTGCCCCACTTGGCGAGCTCGTGATCGGTGACCCCACCGCCTGAGGACGGCTCGTTGAGGAGGCTCCGCGCGTCAGCGATCGCGAGATTCAGCGTTTCGGACACTTAGATCTGCCCCCGGCGCTCCATGCGCCTATAGGCGAAGGCGGCCCGATCGGCGACTTCTTCCCAGCGGTCGTTCGCCTTGCGCTCGCGCTCGCGATCCAGCTCGGCCTCCTCGTCACGCATGGCCTGGTCAAGGAGCTTTCCGAAGTCACGCTCCCTGCGCCCGTAGAAACGGCGCTGGAGGTCGCTCGTCTTGAGCCACTCGAGGGTCCGATTGTCGAGCGGTCGGTAACTCCCGTCAGGGTTGGCTACCTGCTTGACCGGAAGCGGACGTAGGAGTGGATTCCGAGGGTTGCGACGGAGGATGATCCAGCGGTTCGCTTGGTCATTCCACTCCGGGAACAGGCTCGGATCCACCCGCTTCAGGGCTTCCAGGAACGCTTGAGGGGCTCGCATGGGTGCCCTTCGCCTTCCCCTTCTTCTTGGTCTTCTTTTCCGGCTTCGGAGCACGGCCGGCGAGCGCCTGAGCCAGCATCGCGAAGCCCTGGTTCATGGACTCGATGATGGGAGCGGCGATCTTGTTGGCGAGGGCGTCCTGGTCGAGCGCGGGAGCCGCAGGGGCAGGCGTTGCGTTCGCGCCGCCACTCTCGGCCATCTGCACCTTTCCGGTGCCGCCACATTCGCCGCAGTGGGCGATCTCGCCGCTGCCAGCGCACTCGGCGCAGTACGTTCTCGTGCCGCTTCCGCCACAGACGCTGCAGGACTCCTCAGCGCCTTCGCGCGGGACGCCCTTGCCGCTGCAACCGCGACACTTGGCGCTCGCGCTGCCCTCTCCGCTCCCGGAGCAGGAGGGGCACTGGCCGGCGCCCCGACCAGTGCCCCCGCATTTCGCGCAGTTCTTGACGGGCTTGAAGTTCAGCTTCTCCCGCTGGCAGGGCGTCATGCCGTCGCGCCCCTCGCGCAGATGGGCCGCCTTCCCGTTCTCGGTCAGCGTGGAGAATCCGCAGTCCAGGCAGGTCCACGTCGGCTGGTCGAGGAACTTGTCGATCTCCCGAGGGACACGGGGACGCGGCTTCGACTCGTCGACCGGATCAGCCCAGCGCGTCCCTACGTTGGGATCGTGCTCGGCGATCGGGTCCTTGAGGTCGAGTTTCGCCTCGCCCGGGCCAGCTTGGGCCGCCCAGTCCGTGCCTTCGTTCGGATTCGACATGCGTCCCCCGGTTTACGCCTCAGCGTCCAGGCCGCTCTTCCACTCGATCAGGTTCACCTCGCCGGCCACGTCGGCCGCGTGGAGGAAGAAGAAGAACGGCACGACGACCTCGCCACTGTCGAACGTGAAGGCCGCCGTCACGATCGGCGCCGCCCCGTCGATCTCGTAGGTCACAGCGCGAGCTGCGCTGACCTTGACCTTGAGCGTGTGAGTCTCCCCATCGGCCCAGTCGTTGGTCGTGTCGGTCGTGGTCGTCGCGCCGTTGTTCAAGATCGTCTCGATCTTGATGTCGCCGCTGATGACGTTCAGGCAGGCCATTTCGTCGTAGTCGTCGATGTTAGCCTGGTACGCCTCCGCCTTCCGGAAGCCCACCGCGCAGTCGTCGGTGCCGGAGACGTCCGCGATGCTGAACTTCAGGCTGAACGAGAACGCGCCGTCCGTGCCGCAGGTGAACACGTTGGGGCCACGCGACAGGATGCCCAGCGTGATCTCGACGCCGTCGTTGTCCGTCTGATCCAGCGAGACGTTCAGGCCCGTCGCCGTACGCACGGGGCCCACGATCGTCTGGGTGCCTTTGGGGCTGTACTCGAAGACGTGGCCGCCGAGGGCCATGAAGTTCACGTCGCCGGCCGTGCCAGTCGCCGCGCCGCCGCCGAGGTCCGCCACGCAGACCGGCTGCTCCTTGAAGTCCTCGTAGACGTAGCCGTTCTTGCACTTGACGTCCGTGCCGAGCTTTCGGTTGGTGATCGCCCTGTCCGAGATATGCCGCGTTCCGACCGCCATGATCTTTCTCTCTTTCGGGCCCACTTCGCGGGGCCAAGCACACGCGCTCGTTATTCAAGAGGGGGCGACCTCGAGCGCGCGAGGCCGCCCCCATTCGGTCAGGCTTCGGTTACACCTGGTCGCGCAGGACGCTGTTCTTGTTGCAGGCCGAGCAGCCGAGGTTGACGTAGCTGAAGCACGTCCCCTCGTACTCGTCCTTGTCGGAGACCTTCCGGAGCACGGCGCCGTCGAGGTCCATCCAGTCGAAGTCGGCCGCGCGGTAGATCGCCAGCGTCCGCTCGTCCAGGAAGTAGATCGACTTGGCCTTCGCCATCCGGTCCACGACCCAGGGGGTCGAGCCGCCGCCGCCCGTGTACTCAAGGGCCTGCCAGCCGCCGTCGAGCTTCAGGCTGTTCACGTAGCGCTTGTCGACCGCCATGAGGTCGAAGTACGCCCGACGCAGCGCGTACGTGGACAAGATGAGCGAGCAGCGGCCCTGGCCGACGATCTCGCCGATTTCGTAGGCCTGCTGGATCCGGGAGATCGCGAGGTTCTGATTCGCGCCGCCGTTGTCGATGACGGGCGACTCCCAGAACTTGTTCCCCGCCGTCGAGCGGTTGATGCCCTGGAGCGTGGTCACGATCCGCGTGCCCGTCGAGTCGGCACCGTCCACGATGCCCTCGATGCCCATCATCACGAGGCCTCGGGAGTCCTCGCGGAAGATGTAGTGGTTGTCCGTGATCGTCTCCGTCGTCGACAGCGCGATCTTGTTGTTGAGGACGTCGACCTCGCTGATCGTCTTGGAGTCGAGCTGGACGGAGCCGCCCGACTTCGCGGCGTAGGTGTCGATCACCATGCCGACCTCGAGCCGCGAGGCGTCGTCAACCGAGAACAGCGTGTCGGCCGACACCGACCCCGTCGCATGGTTGACCTGCGTCAGCGCGCCGGAGCCGTCGCCCCACATAGCGCGGTTGACCTCGAGCTTGAGGCCTTCGACCATGCCTCGCACTTCGTTGGTCACGACCTTCGCGAACGCGGTGGCCGCGTTCCGGGAGCCCCGGATGGCCTGGCCAGAGATCTTGATCTGGCCGTACAGGTAGGCCATCGCGATCGAGGTCTGCGTGTGCGAACGGCGGTCGGCCGTCGGCAGGGTGCCGCCTTCCGAGCGCCAGCCGATGCCCTGGTTGCGCTTGTGGAAGAGCGGCACGTACGCCTTCAGGTCGGCGCCGTGGACGTCCTCCTCGTTCTTCTCGAGCCGGTTAAACAGGACCGTGCTGTTGTTGAGCTGGTCCCGGATCGGCCCGATGTAGAGGTTCTTCAGCATGCCGCTGATGTTGCTCAGGGTCTGGGTAGCCATGGCTTTCTAAGCCTCCTCGTCTCCAGGGCCTATTCGCCCTGCATCGCCCTCGCGAGCGCCTGCGCCAGCTCGCCCGGCCGCTCGAGGGAGAATTTCTTCCTCGGAGCTCCAGGGGGCGCCGCGCCGCCGCCTCCGACGCCGGCCGACACCTTCTTGGCGGTCTCGACCTTGGCCTGCTTGTACTGGGCCTTGATCGACTCCTCGAAGTGCCGGAAGTCCGACGCCACGTCCTCAACGACCTTCTCGACCGGGACGTTCGGGTTCGTCAGGATCCGCTGAACGATGGTGCTCTCGGCGAGAGCCTGGACCTTCTCGTCCCTGGAGAGGACCGGGTACTTCTCCATCGCCGCTTCGGCGCGCTCTTCCATGCTGCGGACCATTTCCATGTGGGCCCGCTTCTCGCGCTCCGCTTTTTGTTCGGCCATCTCCCTCTTGAGGATCGCCAAGTCGCGCTGGACCGGATCCTCCGGGAGGGGCTCGGGCTTCGCAGCCTTCGCCTGCGCGGAGTCCTTGCCGTAGATTTCCTCGGCAAGCTCCGGGCGCCGACGCGCGATGTCCTCGAGAACGGCCTGAGCTCGCGCCCGGGCCTGGTTCTCGACGTCCTGAGCCAAGCGCTCTTCGTACTGCTTGGCCCTCTCGAGCGCCTCGTTCTTCTGCGCGACGACCTTGCTGAACCGATCGTAGGGCACGCTCTGCCCAGGCTGCGGTTCCGTCTCGGCCGTCTCGGTTTCCTGCGTATCCTGCTGACCCTCGGCCCCCTTGTCGGAGGTCGACCCCGCGGAGTCCGCCGCGTCGGTGTCGGGTGACGCGCCGACCTCTGGCGCAGGCTCCTCGGCGGCCCCGCTGACCTCGTTGAGGTCTTTCTCGGCCGCCTCGGCTACCTTCGCCTGAGCTTCGTCACTGAGGAGGTCTTTCGGCATCCTCGTCTCCATCGCGCCTTTCGTACTGGCCACCACCCTGGCGCGGGCGGGCAGCGACCAGGAAGTTTTCTATGCTGTGGCGTAGTCTTGTTTGGTCGGGATCCGGTTCTGTGTCTGGACCGTGTGGTACTCGACCCAGACGTTCAGTTCTCCGCCGGGAGTCACCTGGGAGGCCATCTTCACTGGGGCGCCCATGGGGAAGCGGATATGGACGTCAACGACATCGGACGAGTTCGCGGGAGCGGCCACCTTCGGTCCGACCTGGACCGGAGTGGCCTCCCCGCCGTGCAGGTAGAAGCTGCACACCTGCGCCTTGGCGGAGTAGCCGATTTTTGTGACGACGTGGTACTGGGACTCGTCAGGCATGGTGATCCGGCTGGTGAGGTCGTCGAGGCTGACGTACTTCGGCTCCTCGACCAACTCCGTGTCGCTCTCGCTTGCGGTTAGAGTGACCGGATCGGATTGCTCTGTTCCATAGACCGCGTTCAAGTCGCCCATCTGCACCTACAGCGGGCGTGACAGGGTTACTCGGCGGCGGCCGATTCCGTTTCGGCGCCTTCCTCAGCCTGGGCGCCGTCGGCCCCCTGCTCCGCGTCCATGGCCCCAGCACCTTGGATCGCGGCCTGGATGAGCATGCGCTCCTGGCCGGCCTCAACAGCGACCTTCTTGTGCAGGGCCGCGTGGTTGTCGAACAGGGTCTTGATATGCGGCGGCAGCTTCCGATACCGCTCCGTCTTCCGGAATCGGTCGAGAATCTTCAGGTGAATGTCGTGGTTCTCAAAGTCGCGCGGAAGGCAGAACTCGCCGCGCTCCATGAGTTCGTTCTCGCGCTCCGCCCACTGCTCGTCAAGGCGGTCTTCCTCGAACGCCGTCTCGATCTCGCTGACGTCCAGGATCTTGAGGATGGCGTCCTTGTGGATGACCGGGTCAAGGATCCCGAACTCGATCATCTCCTTCACGAGTTGGCGCTGGGATGCGGGGTCGCGCGTCAGGGTCGACCCGGCGATCATGCGGACGTCGAAGTAGTCGGCGTTGGCGTTCTTGCCGACGAGATCGTCTCCGCGCACGCGCATCGCCTCGACGCGGGCGACCTCGCCGCCGGCGCGCACCAGGCGATCTTCCTTCCAGAACTGGGCGCAGTTGGAGAGGAGCATGCGACCCAGGCGGACGAGACCGTGCTCCATGTTCGAGGCCGTGTCACCCATCGACGTGTCGTCGGCCTGCTGGAGCTTCTCGACCGCCACGCCAGGGATATTCGCGCTCGGCAGGATGCCTCGGGAGACCTCGTGGTACGAGAGGATCTCCTGCATGTCGTTGATGGTGTGCTGGATCTCGATCTGAGTCGACTGATGCGTAGGCGGTGGGGGGACGATCGTCGGGACCTCCCCACGGGGTCCAGGCGTGTAGTCGATCTTCTCGCCGGCCTCGCTGTCGAACGCCGTCTGCCTGACCTTGGCCGTGCGCGGGACTAGCCACTTCGGGCGACCCATCAGCGTCCGGTTCTCGACCTCCGCCGAACGCGCCCGGTTCAGGTTGCGCTGCAGGGGGATGGCCTGCTCGACCATCGCCATGCCCCAGAAGCGGCCCGAGACCTTGAGCTCGTCCATCTTCTCGAACGGCAGCATCTGGTGGTCGTAGGGGTTTTCGCCGTCGTGGAGGACGACGTTGTTGGCAACCACGACGTTTCGGCCGCGCGGATACTTCGGGCTCGGGCGCTCCCAGTATTCGTGGACGACAGCGGACGGCTGGCCCGAGTCACCCGCGTCAGCGTTCGACTCAAGGTCGCTCGCAAAGCCGTGGATGCCAACCATTTGCCGGATGCGCTTCTGGTAGAAGTCGTGAAGGTGGACGTCCTCCTTCTTCACGAACTTGCCGAGCTTCGGATAGTGCTGGCAGATCCAGGTCAGCGTCCGAATTTTCGACCGCAAGATCCACTCGGAGTCGTCGATGTCCGTCGCCATCGGATCGTTGGTGATCTCGAATGGGCTGACGACCTCGAGCTCGTTTTCGCCTTCGTGGAGATGGCGCCCTTCCTCGTCGAGCATGGGAACCCGCTCGGTAAGCGGCTCCCCAGTCTCGGGGTCCAGGGCCGGCTGGCCCGTATTGGGGTCGATAACCGGCTTGTCCTCGTAGAGCGGCGCCCCGGCCCACGGGTTCCAGGAGATGTACCGCAGACCTGTACCGCACTCCAGCATCCAGCCGACGGTCGCCTTGAGCTTCGCCTGCTGATTCAGGCGGTAGAATTCGCTATCGAGAACCTTCTGGTCGAGTCTCGCGCGCTCGACGTCTTCCTGGTCGGTCGTGGCCGGCCGTGTAAAGAGCGCTGGCTTGTGGGCCGTGAGGCGCGCTCGGGTGCGGCGGTAGTAGGCGAGGATGTAGTTGATCGACAGCCGGACCCTGTGCTGAGGGACCTTGTAGGGAACCTCGAAGGTCTTCGACGCGTCGTTGTAGCTGACGTAGTGGTGCCCACGGATGAAGCTGCCGTTGATGAACCAGGTCTTCTCGTACGCCCGCTTTGTGAGATCCTTCTCCTCGTAGCGACCCTTGATCGTGCTGAGGATCGCCTTCTCGCGATCGTTCGGCACATAGACCAGCTCGTCTCCGTCGCTCTTGCCCTGAGCCTGCTTGGAGATCAGGAGGTCATTCGACGCGACCAAGGCCTACCGCCCCCTCTTCGCGCCCCGCTGGAGGGCCTGTAGTTCACGATCAACCTCGACGCGGATGGCCACGTTCTCTGGGGTGAGGGGCGTACGGAAGGATCCAAGACTGGAGGCAAAGCGGGTCACAAGGCGGGCGTGCTCCTTGAACGCCTGGAGGTGCGGATAAGCATGGACGCAGACTTCGGCAGCCCGGCGTGTGACATACGTTACTTTCATCCCCTCTGGGGTCTGGTAACAATGCCCTGGTCCGAACTTCTCCAGAAGCCACTTTGCCGCCGCGCCCTTTAGCCCTGAGATGGACAGGAGAAGCGTTCGGTAGACCGATTTCCCACGGCGCCCACGCTTGATCTCGACCGACGCGGCATTGTCCAAGAGGGCCGCGAGGTAGGCGCAGTCGGCTTCTCCGAGCTTCGCCGGCTCAATCACCTCAGCTTCTCCCGGAGCATCCGGCCGATGTTGCCACGGAGCTTGGGCTTCTTGCGCGTGGCGGCGCCCGTGTCGTACTTGGTCACGGGCTCGGCGCTGGTTGCGGTCTTCGGCGATGGGGTCGTCGCGGGCTTTGCGGGAGTGAGTCCAGGGCCAGCCGCATGCCGCCCCTTGGCCGTGTTGAGGATCGCCATGGTGCCTCTCTCTCCAATCCGCGCGCTATCGGTTGCCGAGGGGTTCGCTTCCCGACGTGCCGCCCTGCGCGTCCTCGGGAACGACCTTGAAGTCGCGGTTGGTCTTGGCTTCTTTGGCGGCGGCCAGGGCTTCGGCGTCGGTCTCGCGGGAGCGGCCGGTGACGCCAGGGCCGTCATCCATCGGGTCGATCATGTCCGGGTCCGGGCCCATAGGTCGCCTCCCTGTCTCAGGCCTTCGCGGCCATCGGCTTCTTCTTCTCGGCCACGCGCTGCTTCGCGAGGCTTACCGCCTGCTCCCAGCCGAGTTCTAGGGCCTCGTCTGGACGAGTGCTTTCCGGCAGCCGCCTCTTCCGGAGTTCGGCCTGCCAGAAGCGCCAGTCCTCGACCGTTTCGAAGAGGGCGTCGTTCCGGGTGTCCCGGAGCATGCCATCAGCCTGCTCGACAAGGCCGAGCTGGCCGAGCTCTTCTTCGGTGAAAGAGCGAGGTCCCTGCTGCTCTTCCCCAGGTCGTGACGGAGGCGCCACGATCGACGGCGGGGTGAAGTCCCCGACGTTCGGATCGTAGGCTTGGATCCTCGAGTAGAGCTCGCGCCGTTCGGCGGCGGCCGACTCCATGTGGCGGTGGAGCGCGTCCCATGCCTGCTGCTCGCGAAGGCGCAAGAGGCCGCATTCGGCTCGGACGTCGCGTCGTCCGACCCAGCGCCCAAGCCAGAAGATCGCCGCCCCGAGAAGGGCGCCAGCGATGCCGACAAAGTCTCCCATCAAACCCTCAGCAATCGAGCCCGTCGTTGAATCCAGTGCTCTCCTCTTCCCGGTGCTTCACGTTCCCGCGACTCTTGACGTGCTCGTAAATCCGCACGGACATCGGACGATTGTCTTCCCCCTCCGGAGGACGCGACGCCTCCGGTCGCTTGACAAGCATGTACCGGACGGGGTCCATCACGTGATCGTCCTTCTTGCGGGGCTTGTTCTTCTTCTCGCCGGCGGCAGGGCCGCTCGAGGCCGGCGTGTCCCAGACGTAGCGCTGGACCTCAAACTGGAAGCGCGGGCAGCGCGGGCCGACCACGTAAAACTTCGGGTTCGTGAAGCGCGGGCCGATGGCCCTCTTGGGGTTGACGGCGAGGTAGTCCTGCACCGCCTGGATTCCCTTCTCGACCTCGTTGTCCCCGTGGATGGCGTGGATCCCGAGTTCTGAGAGGTCAGCGAAGAACTGGCTTGTCGGATCTGCGGTGAACTCCGGGTTGATCCCCCACTTGGCGCACATGTTCAGGATGGTCCGCCCGCGATAGTTGATCGTCCCCTCGCGCCCTTCAGACTCGTCGTAGAACTCGTCGAACATGAACACGTTCCCGAGGTAGTCGACGACGAAGAAGCACGCGGCGAAGCAGCGCCCGGTGTCGATGGTGACGTAGGTGTCGAAGTTCGAGCCGATCGTCCCGTCGGAGTTGAGCATCTCGGGCGGCAGCTCATCGATCAGGTGGACGTTCCGGTCGAAGCTCTTGTAGATCCGACCGACCTGGGAGTGGTACTCGCCGTAGACGCGGATCCTCCGCATGATCGGGTCGCGGATACTCTCCTCGAACCGTCGGATTTCCTCGTCGGCGAGGTGTCCGCCCACCGAGCGCGCGTTGTCCCACATGCTCGCTGAGAAGACCTCGGAGTCCTTGTCCCGCGTGTTCGGGTCAATGAACTCGTCGTAGGTCCAGGTCATGCCGTTAACGGGCGTGAACGTCAGCCAGCAGTCGCCCTGGTAGTCGGTGAGGCGGGTCTTGACCTCGTCGTAGATATCCTTGTCGGGCTCCTCGTCGAAGCTCGCCCAGTGGAGCGCGGCGCCCTGGAAGACCTTCCGGTCCATCTCACAAGACTTGAAGCCGATGATCGAGCCGTTCGGGAGGATGAGTTGGTCCCAGCAGTTGCGCTGGCGCTTGACGATGTTCTTGAGATACGACGCCGGCAGATAGCGCTCGAACTTCGGCTGCAGGATGTCGCGCTGCGCGTCGTTCGAGACGGAGATAATCCAGCCGTAGTTCGGGACCGGGATGTCCTGCTTGTGGGGATTCTGCCCGAGGGCGTAGCGGATGGCCTGCGCTACGTGGGCCTCAGTCTTCCCGGCGCGGTTCGCGGCGATGATCGCCTTGACGCGCCTCTTCGAGACGTGAAACGCGGCCAGCTTCTTGAGCGGCCGATAGAACTCCCAAGGCCTCTCTTCCTTGCGGCGGCGCCGCGCGGCTAGAAGCTCACGGAACTCTTGAAGCGCCGCCCTCTCCGGTGGGTTGAACACCGGGTTCGGGGGCACCGCTCCCTTGGGCGGGAGCGGCTTTGCTGGGCTTGACACCCTTGACCTCAGCTTCCGCAAGTTGCACGGCCTCGGGCCCCAGACGCTGCGCGAGTTCCATGATCTTCAGGTCCAGGTCCCCGACGGACAGGTTGTTGAACTGGAGGTTGTTCGCGTGGATGGAGATTCCAGAGCCTTGGCCAGGGTCGATCGCCAGCCCGGAGGCGCGCATGCAGTCGAGCGCACCTTTGCGGCGAGTCTCCTCGTTCTCGCTGTCGCGAGTGCTCTTGAGCGTCGCCCAGGTCTTCGGGATCTCAAGCAGCGCGTCCCGGGTAAGGGCCGTCCGCATGAGCTTCTGCATGTCGGCCGTTTCGCTGCTAAACCAGCGCGAGATCGTGCCCTTCCCGATTCCGGCGAGCTCGGCGCACTGGACCATCGAGAGCCCGGCCATCATGAGCTCGCAGACCTCGCGCTTGAGGTCGGGAACGGCGAGGGCGCGCAGGTACGACTCCGCCTGTTCGCGCGACCCGTAGAGTGCCGTCACGTACTCATCGGTCGCGTTCTTGACGGCAAGCGCCCGCTGCTTCACCGCCTCGTAGGCGCCGGCCGGGGCGTCGTCCAGAGTCTTCCCCATGGCTACGACAACCTCGCCTTCCCGCCCTCGATCGCCTTGAGCGACGGCTTCACCTGCTGCTTCTCGACGCGCATCCCGGGCGGCATGAGCGCGGTCAGCATCTCGAGCTTGATCTCGGGGATCGTCTGGTCGTTCGCGGTGAGCGGTTCCCACTCACTGGACTCGAGCAGAAACGCCACGGTGCCGGGTCGCTCGGGAACCATGGTCGTCCCGATCAGCTTCGCGTCGGCGGGCAGACCGTAGAGCCGATAGGCCGCGCGCCCGTCAAGGCTCCGGAGGTAGCCGAAGAGCGACTTGCCGGTCATCGCCAGGACCCGCACGCGCTTCCCGACGGCGCTGAAGAGTTCGGTCACGTGTTTGCCCTCGAGCCGTCAGACTTTGTCGAATCAGGCGGCACGATCGTCGGGCACGGCAGGAGCGTATCGTGAACGTCGCGGCAGGTGCCGCAGACGAGGAGCTTGGGAGGCGCCTTGGCGAGGCGCGGCTTGGTGATGCTGGTGCGGATCTCTGTCTCGTGCGGGGTGACGTCGGTGTGGTCAGAGCCGCAGCGCGCGTGCTCGCGCCCTTTCTTGAAGAGCCACACCGCAATCGCGATCAGCCCGAAGAAGGCGAAGCCGCCGATGATCTCCCACTCGGACTGGATGCGGAACGGACCCATGCTATGCCTCCGCGAGTCGTGACGCGAGAGTCGGGTTCAAAGTTCTTAGTCCTCTGGCCCCGCAACCTCGAGCGATTCTGAAACTCGATCGTACAGGGTGGCCCCGCCTTCCGCCCTCAGTCTATCCGCCCCGTAGAAGATCTTGGGCCTGCGGTGGGTCGCCACTGGCGCCGCGTCCCCTAGCTGCTCGTGCACGCGGTCCAGTAGCCTGTGAACTCTCTGCCTGAGCGTCGACCAGCACGCCCGGCACGCCCGCCTCGACTCGGCCCTGCCCCCGGTCGCACACGCCTCGCACCCGCGCGCCAGCCCGAGCTCCAAGGCCGCCCTCGTCAGGTCAAAGTCGTATTTGACGATCAGCGTCGCCGCTTGACAGCCCGCCGGCCCGAACCCCGCGATGATCCGAAAGACCGCCTGCCCTGCCTCGTTGCTCCGAAGCGCTGCCCTCATACCCCTCCGTCCCCGCTAGGTCAACGCGTTTAAAGATGCTTACCACACGGGGGCGGCGTTGTCAAGTGGTTTGTGTAGAGGGGGATAAAGAAGGGTTACCCCTCTGAGAGGAACGTGACTCCAAAAACCCGGCATACCCCCCATATGGGCGGAGTGAGGGGCTGAGTCGCTGAGTCCACCGACGAGGGCGCACGGGGTGGGCAAGGGAGGGCAGGCGACGGGGAGGGGGTTGCGACCCCCTCGCCCCCCCCCCGGCCCCCACCCCGACGGGACGACGACGGGGGACGACGGAAGAGGTCAAGACTATGGCGGCCTGCGGGCCGCATCGGGCCGCCCGCCGGAGGCCCCCCCCCGTAACCGTCCCGTCCGCCCCGGACGAAGTTCGGGGCGAGGGACAAGGCAGGGCGATGAAACCGACACGTACCCCCCAATTATCCGCGCACCCCGAGATCTCAGTAATGCACGCCCAACCCATGACAGCCCGGCGCACGTCCACCAGGGGCAAGCCGGCCGCCCATCCGCCTACGTGGCGCGGCTTTGCGTTTTGCGAACGTCCCGCGTCGTACCCGGCCCCGTCCCTTCCGCGCCGCCGCGTCGCCGTCGTTCCGCTCCCCGCCAGCTCCACCGGGGGGACAGGGGGGCGGACCGGGGGGACGAGCGGAGCGGAACGCGGAGCCGTCCCCCTGGACCCCCTCCCCCTAGGGAGGGGGGAGAATGAGGAGGATACGGGGGAGGATACGGGGGATGATTTACAGGAGGAGTCTCGCGGACTCTCGCGGAATCTCGGAGAATCCAATTAGAGCACGTCGGCAAAATATCTTTTCAACGCGTTTAACTGGCCTCTCTCAACGCGTTGACTTCTAAGCGTTTAGAACGATTCTGATTATTTTGTCAACGCGTTTATTTTTTTACAATCAACGCGTTGACTTTGTGGTATATATAAGTGTCTTGAGGAACCTGACAGGAGGTGAAATCATGCGAGACCAGAACGCGAACCCGCGCCGGATCGGGGATGGCATCCGGCTCTCCAGCATCCTCCCGCCCGTCCTTGCGGACATCCGGGAGCGGATGCACCGGGGCGAGCACGTGGACACGGTCGAGCTCCGCCGCGCGCTCAAGGCCTTCCAGCCCCGCGAGCTCCCGGAACTCGCCCCCAACGGCCTCCCGAAGGTCACACTGGAAGAACTCGCGGAGCACCAGGACTTCGACGCCGCCCAAGAAGCCGCCGCGCTCCGCCACGGTTTCACGCCGACCGAGATCGACGCCCGCCTGATGGACCCGGACCAGACCGAAGCGGAGGAATTGGGCGACATTGCCCGCGAGGATTTCTAGGTCCCTGAACCGTCGGCGCCGTGCGCAAGCGCGACGCCCTCGGCTTGAGGACCCTGGCGCCGCCTGTCGCGGCCCAAGAACGGAGGAACGCATGGCCATGACGGAAGTGAAGCCCCGGATCTACTGCGGCACGTACGCGAAGTACAACGCCGGAAACCTCGCGGGCGCCTGGCTCGACCTGGAGGATTACACCGACACAGACGCGTTCTATGACGCCTGTCGCGAGCTGCACAAGGACGAGACCGACCCCGAGTACATGTTCCAAGACTTCGAGGGCTTCCCCCGCGCGCTCTACAGCGAGTCCCCCGACCAGGACAAGCTCGAGAAGCTCTATTCCTGGCTCGGCAAGACCGAGGACGAGCGCGCCATCGTCGCGGCCTACTGGGACAGCATCGACGGGGACGCGGACCCGGACACCGCGCTTGAGGCCTACGCCGGGACGTACTCGACCGAGGCCGATTGGGCGGAGGAGTTCCTCAAGGATACCGGCGCGCTCGAGTCCATCCCCGAAAACCTCCGGTACTACTTCGACTTCGAAGCCTACGCGCGCGATTGCCGCCTGAGCGGTGACGTGACCTTCTGCGATTCCCCCGAGGGCGTGATGGTCTTCCACAACACCTAGGACCGCCCCGCCAGCCTTCCCGCGCCTGTACGCGCGCGGGGAGGCCCCGGGGCGGCCCTGTAGGCCGCTCAACTTGAGGACCCGAGGAAGGAGGAGCCGTATGCCGAACGTCGTGACCAGGCGCTGCCCCGTCTGTCTGCGCCTCCCCTGCGCCTGCCCCGATCCGGCCGACGAGTGCGATGAGCACGCCGCGCAAGAGGAGGACGCCTACGTCCGCGAACTGATCGCCCGCTTCGAGCTGGGCGAGCGGAGGACCGCTTGACCCTGAAGCCCCTTTCCAAGGCGAACCGCTACCGCGCCGGCCGCGCGCGGGAGTACGTGCGGCTCCATGCGGTGGACGTGCGGAGCGGCGACGAGCGCGGCGCCAAGCGCGCCATCCGGGAGGATCTCTCCGCCGTCCTAGTGGACTTCCTGTCGGACCTACTCCACCTGTGCGACGTGGAGCGGCTCGACTTCGCGGAGCTCGAGAGATTCGCAAGGGCCCAGTACCGGGAGGAGTTGGACGACTAGTCACGCCCCGACGAGTGACGCGGGGCGCGTGGACAAACGACGAACTGGAGGAAAGAAGCTTATGGACAACGCGAAGCGCATGAAGACGATGCTGGGCTACCTTCCGTGCAAGGCCAGCGGGATCCCGCTGAATCTGCGCAATCTCCGCACGGCGGAGATCGAGGGCCTCGCCCGCATGGAGCCCGACTACACCTGGCACCTGACCCCGAAGGGTGAAGCGTTCCTCTCGGGAAAGCTGGCGGCCCCCAAGTCCTCGCGGCGGATGGCGTAGAAGGAGGATTCTATGGCTATGAAGATCCCGCCACCTCCGCCGAAGCGGAAGGACATGGAGACCCTGGTTAAGGTCTGGGAAAAGGTCCCGGTCGGAACCCGCGTCAGGTACATCCAGGACGACGGCTCCGAGATCTTGACCAACACGCGCTCCGCGCCCT